ACCCATACCATATATATTGTACTGTCTATATACTCCTTAGTAGTATAAGTAGAGTCGATAGGTGGGCAGTTTATAGACTTGCCCAGGTCTGGAGGCTACTTAGATGCCAAGTTCAGTAGCCAAGAGGTCATTGACCTCAGATTCCTCTTCCTCCTGCTGGTCAGAGATGCCAATACGGGCGAGGATAGCTTCTTCCTCGTCCATCTGGTTGATCTCCCGCATCTGGGAGGCCTTAATGAGATCATCTGCGGTGACGATCTCAGTCTCAGCCTGCCAGCTCTCACCTGAGCGAGTCCAATAGCCGGAACTATCAGACTCATCACTCATGAGAGAGTAGAAGAGCGGCCAGAGAGAGGTATTCGCCTCCATATAGGAGTTGAACTCTGCTTTGGCCTGATTGTAGTTGTTCCAAGCTTCCTGTACAAAGGGCTTGGCCTTCTCATTGCGCTCCTTCAGCGCATTCATGTGGGACTTGTACTTGTCCCATGCCAGAGACTTCTGGCCTTTGGTGAGCGCCTCGAACTTCTCGGTTTCGAGGAACGAATTCCACTTGGTGTAGAGTTCGTTGATCTGCTTCACAATAGCCTTCTTCGCATCATTGTACTTCACCGCTACCTTGAGGGTGCGGATCTGTACATCATGCAGACAGAGAGCTACGTCAAGAAGACGCTCATTGTCCGGACCTTCCTCCAGCTTGGTGGGCTCATCATCCATACCGACTTCCTCACCAGAGGTGAGGTTATCGAACAGGACATTGTTGCCCACGCTCTCCTCATCACTCACCATGAAGTGAGAAAGAGGATTGCTGCTAAAGCTGTTGGTGGTTTCCAGGATGTGGTTGATGATGTCAATACGCATGACTAACTCCTACAATTGGTAATGCAGCCAATATCCAGCCTTGGAACTGGTACTACCTACACTATGTAGATAGTAGGGCATTACTACCCCTTACGGGGTAGTCCTCTGCTAGAGGTCGAACAAGTGTCCCTTATTGACACTATGCTCGAATCGGATACGGGTGTAGTACTTCTGGTCATGCTCCCACCCGAACTTCTTCAGGTCGAGACCAGGCGCGGCTACACCACCACCACAAGCACAAGGCTTGCTAGTGTCCGTATCAAGAGCATGCTCCTTACCACAGTCGATGCAGCTGACTGACACGAGGACGTTGCTCTTAAAGGTTTTGTTGCTGTTCATCTGAATCTCCCTTACTTAGTAACGCACAATATCCAGGACTTCGGACCTGGTACTACACACACCATGCATGTAGTAGTGCATTAATGGGGACTTGCGTCCCCACCCGTCTGCCTTACCAAGGCTTCCAGTCTTTACTAATGATCACTGTTAGGCGATCACTAGTATACCGAATAGCCTTGTTAAAGAAGCCAGTCATCTCTTCTTCAGTCGGCGGGATATACCCACCAGTGAAGTAATCCAATGTCTCCTTAGACAATGGTTGATGACCTTTCTCTCCTTCTTCATAGAGGGAGATCTTCTTCATCACATCACTCAGTTTGCAGTACTGATAACTCATGACTCTCTCCTTAGCTAGTACGACACACGAAATAGTTCACCATGAACTACCCGGGGTCTTACATGAAAAAGGGATTCCTTAGATCCCAATAATCAACACCAGGCACTCAACTAATAAAAATCTAATTTTTTGTTGCTAATGGAAACCAGAAAATCCTGATATAAAAATTATTCAGAAATTGCTTCCTATAGGACTTTCGGTATAATAGTTGTATGTTCGCTAGTCTAAAAGCTAATCGTGGTGCTATAGCTATTGGTGCTCTGGGTGCAGGGGCTGGAGCTATTTGGCAAAGACACAAGGCTAAGAAGGCCTATCAACCTCTTCTGGATAGACTTCCAGAAAACTCACCAGTTCGCGCACAGATACAATCAAACATCAACACACGTACTACTCTAGGTGCTATGTTTGGAATGGGTATGGGACTTGGACTCCGTAGTTCAGCTGGAGGAATCTCAAGGGTTATGAAAGCTCCTCAAGGTAAGAAGTGGAGTACCTTTGGTGATGAGCTTGAGAATATTTTTGGTTGGCTAGGGTAATTCTTTTTTAGAATCGCGGGAGAGTCTCTGAGTGTGGACTGCTTCTATAACTAATGATTGTTCATACTGAGCTTCTACTTGTAATGCAAGTATCTTCATTTGAAGATCTTCCATTTCTCTTAGGATAGACTCTAGTCTAAGAGCATGTTCTTTTATGAACTGTTGTCTTTCTATATTTGAATCAAAATGAGGCATTGTGAAGTTAGTATAAAAACAAGGGAAATTGACTGCAAGTGGCGGGATAACTATCCTCTACTTATAGGAGGATATATGTCAGAAGAAACTCTAACTACTGGTGAAAAGCTAATACATGAACTAGATGCACTAAGGATAGCATTAGCTAAATTATCAGATAGACTGAATAACTCAGGTATCGAAAGAACAGAAGGACTGAGAGAGACACAAGGAAGTGACTGTCCCTATTTCAAGAAGTCATTAGATATCTTTGTTCGTAAAGATTACATACAGATCAGAGATATGGTAGAATCAGTACACAATCTATTCAGAACTGTTGAGGGGAAATAACTTGGATCCTAAGAAAAGAGAAGAGCTAGAAGCTGAGTCACGATTTACAACTGAGAATAGGGAGAAGAAGCAGTTGGTGACTCTCGGCGGCATTGCCATTACCGAATCAGGTAAGATGGTTAAGTCTGGCTATTTCAGACACTTACAACACAACCTAGATGATTACGAGAATATAACGTTTACCCCTGAGGAAGCTCAGAAGATTAACCTTCATCTCATGAAGCTCTCTACAGGGTCAAGTGCAATGACTCCTATGTATTGCGCAGGCCCCAAATGTCCATTCGCAGACCGTTGCCCTTTGCAACAGGTCAATAAGGCTCCACTAGGCAAACAGTGTATTATTGAGGTTCAGCTCATTAGAGACTGGATCATGAAGTATTTCGAGGAGTTCGATGTAGATCCCAATAACTTTACGGAAGTAGGATATGTATCAGAACTAGCAGATCTCATGGTCCAAGAGATGCGATTGAATATGCTATTAGCTAAACCAGAGAATTCAACTATGTTGATGGATCAGGTAGTTGGAGTTGATTCAGAAGGGGATCCAATTGTTCAGAAGCAAATATCCCCATACATGGAGATCAAGGAAAAGATCTCTAATCGACGTACAAAGATAATCAAGCTCATGGTCGGAGATAGACAAGAGAAGTATAAGAAAGAAGCTGCTCTAAAGGTGCGTCTTGATTCAGACCCATCATCTCAGATGGCGGCTATGCGCCAGAAGCTTGAGAATCTCCGTAGAGAACTGGATCAGGTAGCTCAGCAAGCAGTCCAAGAAGAGAAAGAAAAAGCTCTCACTCCGGACGATGTCTTAGCTTCCGATGACCACACCTAAAAAACCATTTCTTTTCTTTGATCTAGAAGCAGGTGGCCTTTCTGGTCACCAATCTTCTATTCTCTCAATCTCCTATGGAAGACCAGGAGAAAAGGTACAGAGTCTCTACGCAGACCCTGCTTACGGATCTAGGGTCTATCAGTGGTCCAATGAGAATGTCTGGAGACCGATAAAAGAACGGTTACAGACTACGGGCCAAAAGGCGACATCAGAGCAAACTGCTCTTGAGTCCTTTCTAGGTGTCCTCGAAACCTCGGAAGAGGGTGGAACTCTTGCGGGTTGGAATATTGGATATCAGCGTCAGGGCCAGACATTTGGTGAGCGTACACAGGGATTTGATATTCCTATGTTGCTTACACGCGCCAAGGCCTACGGCCTAGAGAATAGATATCAAGCAGCATTAGGGAAATTTAAGATCCGAGATATAGGTCAGGAATATGCATGGAAGGTTGCAAACGAAGCCTATCAATTTCCGGAGCTTATCGAGCAAGATTTCTATTCCCAAATAAAAACCTATGTCGAGTCAGGCAAGGCCTATCAACATCAGAGCGGAGCGACAGATCAACAGACGGCTAAGTGGTTAGCTACACAGGGCTATAAGGTAGCCGGTTGGAAACAAGAGGATCTCTATAAACTCTTGGGCGTCGGGGAGCCCTTGCGGGCTCACTTATCAGAAGAAGATGTTATGGCTGGTCAGCAATTAGCTGATCTATTAGATAAGCCTATCTTTGGAGGCGATCCCGAGAAAGTCAAAGCTTGGCATCAACAAGCTCTCAGAAGAAAATACATATCCAGTATTCGAAGTGGTAATACCCCAGAAAAGATCACAGAAATCCTTCAGAAGGCAAAGTCGCCAGTCTCTTTTGGCGGCGGGGCGCTGCCCTCGATAGAAGAAGGACTGCTTGGAGATATTCGAGAACTAGCTAGTTCATATAAGGTAGCACCAGAAAGAATTATGGCTGGTGAGGCCATTAAGGAAACTAGCGAGAAGTTCTTTCTTAATAAGCCAGGATTTAACAAGAAGATCTTTGCAGATATGTTGTCTTCTGCTAAGGCACACCCCTTACTCATTGGTACTGGCGTTGGGTTAGCTGCCGCATGGGTCCTGAAGCCCTTATCAATGTTCTCTGGTAAGGATGATAAGTACAATACGATTGAGGGCCTTCGTCATGGTGGTCAGGCCGAGAAGAAACGTAAAGAACTAACAGACTTCGGTTCTGGTTATCAGTTAATAAAGTATGCTGGCAAGGCTACTCGTGAAGTTCCGCTTGCTAGTATTAGAAAGCAGTTACAGTCTGAGTTTATAGGTAGAACAGGTTTTAGTGGATGGTTTAAGAAAGCAGCAGATATGGGAGAGCTTGTTCTCTCCACTCTTTCAGGAGAAAGAACATCGTTAAAAAGAACCATTACACATTCTTTTGATTCTAATAAGGCCAAGGAGATATATAAAGATCTTGCAATGAAATACCATCCTGATCGGGGTGGTTCTACTAGTCATATGCAGGAACTTAATAGTCTATACCAAGAAATTAAGAAGACAGGTCAGCTAAAAGAAACATATGCAGAATTTACCAAAACACAGGTTAACGCTATTGGTGCAGCTGGTGGTGCTGGTCTAATTGGTGCAGGTCTATATGCAAACAATATTCAAGAGGAAAGACGAAAAAAGGAAAGAGAAAAACGAGTTCAGAGATTCATAGAAGATCTTAGAAAGAAACGAAATAGATTTTCTGGCCGAGACGACTCTCATAATACCATAGAGGGCTTACGACATGGAGGTATAGCTGAACGAAAGAGAAAAGAGCTAACCCATTTTGGTTCAGGATTCGATCCCAAGCAAATGCTATCTGAGTATGAGATTGATAGCTTTAAGCGTGCATTTAGAGAACTACATAATACTTCATGGGCTCCAGAAGTACGACACTTTATGGATCCTCCACAAGTAACGAGTATCTGGCATAAGATAGGTCAGAATACAACATATAATTTCTTAAACAAACAAGTAACAATAAACTATGGTGAACTTGGTCGCCTAAAAAATAAACCTAATCTTTCAAAAGCTTTAAATGGTCTTCAAGATAAACAGGTAGCTGAAGTAGCGCTAGGACACGAATTAGGACATGCCCGAGTTGGGGTTAATAGTCTCAAGGGTAAGTTAGCTACAGTAGGAATGAGTGGTCGATTTGCTGGAATTGGTTCAGCTGCTATAAATCTTGGTTTACCAATCTATACACTCGCAACTGGTGCGAATCCGTTACCTATGCTTGGTGTTAGTGCTGGTCTTTCTGCTGCTGCTGGTCTCAGTGTTCTATTTGAAGAAAGACAAGCTAATAAAACACTTGGTCACTTCTTAGAGCATGGAGCTAAATGGGATAAAAAACTAATTAGTGAATTTTTACCAAAGTGGAATAAAGCTCATAACCTACACTATGGCAAAGCCATGCTTATGCAGATGGGACTACCCATACTTATGGCAGGAATACAAAGTGGCATAGCTTACGGCATTCATAAGCTCTTTGCAGGTGATAAAAAGGGAACTAAAAAGAAAACACGAGCAGTAAATAAGATAACAGCTAAGGATGATGCACATAACACAATAGAAGGTTTGCGGCATGGTGGTGAAGCTGAAAAGAAGCGAAAAGAATTAACTGATTTCGGATCAGGTTGGGTTGGTGGTGTTATCAATATGGTTGATGATGCTGCTATTCTTGTTTATCGTACAGCTCCTGGTCGCCAGTTTATAGATAGGTCTGCCGAGTATTACGATAATCATTTCTCAGCTAAAGACGATAACTATGTAATTATCGATGCCATGCCACATGGTTGGTTTGGTATGCAACGTAAAGAAAATACTCACTTCGGTAGCGGTTACACAGGAAAAGAAACAGCTGCTGAGCGATTTGAGATTTTCAAAAAAGCACTAGAAGCCTATGGACAAGAAACAGGAACAGGTCATAAACGTATTATCATTCCTAAGTATGTCATCTCGGAAGAAGAGATGGAAAAGGAACTTGGTTTCGTTCCTGTTAAAGTAGCTATCCCTGAGTCTGGTCAGGATCGCTGGACATCGTGGCGGAATACACGCTCTACTTATCACATCCATAGTCATGGTGATGCTTGGACAATGCATAGAGATGAACATGAAGCATCAACTATGTTATTGAAGCGTCTCTATGAACAAAAGAAGGAAGGCAAGGATGTATCTTTCATTCAACCTGTTCTTGAGTTTCTAAGAGGTATTCCACACGTTATTACAGAAGGTATTCCTGGAGCTTTTTATTATCTAAAGGGTCAAGTCTTTGGTGGCGAGGATCTAGCAAAAAGACTAGGAAAAGAAATTAACCCAAGATATATGGAACTTGTAAATACTCTAGCTGATCCTGGTAACGATGAAGAAGATCTTGCTGCTCTTAAGAAGTCAGTAGATGCTAAATGGCAGCATCGAGATAAGCGTGGTAGATTCTCTGGGTTTAAGGATGCTTATAACAATATCGAAGGATTAGGCCATAAAGGTATTGCCTGGATTGGTCGTAAACTAAATACTGACTTCGGTTCTGGCTGGGATAGTCTACGTGGATTAGTAAGGGCCGGTGAAACATTTGAATCCATGCTTGCTACTAGTGAGTTTAAGTCAGCTCTAGCGGGAGCTAGACAACTAGAGGTACTTGGTGAAGGTGTACAGGGCCAGGTCTTTAAAATGTCGTCAGAGTTTAGAGGACAACGTTTCGAATTTGCTAGAAAGATAGGTGAAATTGGAAAGAATGAACCAGAGACACTAAAAGAGTTAATGTCTTTAGGATATGAACATAGTCCTTCTCTATATGGTGTTGGAAAAAATACACTAGATATTGAACTCTTTCATGGGAAGGCATTAAGCCGTGTAGATTCATCTGTCCTTCATCAATATGAACAGGGAGCAGAAGAAGCTCTTAGGAAATTACATCAACTTGGGTTTGAGCATAATGACGTAGCTCTTAGAAATATAATGGCAGTTGATACTCCTTTGGGTCCGCGTGTTGGTCTTGTTGACTATGGTCTAACTCGAAGACCCGCAGCCTCTATTGATCCATTCGCAGCAACTGGTACTCTTGGTGCTATAGATATAGGTGGATTGAAAACAGCTTTTAAGTCAACACAGACAACATCACAAGCAGCAAAGGCAACTTCTATAATGTCTAGTGGTGAAAGTAATGTTGATAATGCTTTCGATGAGTTATTTGGTGAATCTCCCGCTCCTCAAATCAATAAGGTAGCACAGGCAAATTTACAACGAAAGACTGTTGAGGACTTTTGGACAAATGCTTCAACTGGTGGCATTAAACATAGAAAAAAATCTGGTGGTCTGGTACAATAAGGATGGAGTTTTAAATGTTAGGTGCAATATTAGGTAGCGCTGCAAAAGTAGCAAAAGGAACTTGGGGTTTAGCTTCAGGTGGTCCTTTAAAGCGTGGACTTCTTGGCGCTGGTATTGGTGGTGCTATAGGTGCTGCTTCAGGTTATGATAACGCAAATCTACAAACTGAATCTATTGCTAAAGGTGCATTACTAGGTGGAGCTTTAGGCGCTATTGGATTTAGACGAGGATCAATCGGTAAGTTTGGATTCCCGGTTCCAGCTATTGGTCGAATGGGAACTCTTACAGGAGTTAAAGGTCTAGGGAAAGATCTTCTTGGTGCATCTGGTAGATTCGCTAAAAATGTAGGGACTAGAGCTGCGGTCTTTGCAGCTGAGAATCCTAAAACAGCTCTTGGTTTGGGAGCAATAACTGCTGCTGGTGTAGGAGCTGCTGTAGTAGCGGGAAACTCATTTTCTCCTACTCTAAATCCATTTCTTGGTACAGGTCCAGGTGGAAGAATCAATCCTGCTTATACTCCAGAGATGGGACAATATGCTACAATGCGTATGGCTGATAATCAACAGATAGGTACTGGTGGAGTTGCTTCAGGTCGCGCAATGAATCGAAATACAACAGAGTTTATGAATAGCACTATGGGTCTAACTCAAGGACTCCATAGAGGGAGACATGGATAATGTTAGGTCTCGCTGCTAGATGAGCTAGTTCAACTATGGGCCGATTTATTGGTAGATCGGCTGCACAGTCAGTAGGCTTCGTCTTCGAAAAAGAAGGTGGAGCTATGATATCAAAAGGCTTCCTTGGGATGAGAGGTGGAAGTCTTGGTGCTAAGGCTATGGGTGGACTAGCTCTTGGAATGACTGCCTCACAAGTATATGGTGGATATAAAGAAGGTGGAGTAACTGGAGCAGCTAAAGAAGCAGCTATCGGCGTTGGAATGTGGGCAGCAGGTGACATGGCTATAGCTGCACTTTCTAATCCAATTGGTATTGGCCTTGCTGCTGTTGGTGGTGCTGGTTTTGCCGCATATCAATTTGGTAATCGAGCAAAGATGTACAGAGAAGATGTAAGAAGAACAGAAATGTTTGGAAGTAGAAAGATGCTCAACGTTATAGATAACGCCTCTACTGAACGAGCTAGATCATTACAAGCGTTGAACAATTCTGCATTGAATGCTAGAATGGCAATTGGTAATGAAGCTCAATATCTTCATACATCATATAGAGGATTGTCTACTATTCGGAGGTAAGGTATGTTTCTGCAAGGTTTAGCACGAGGCCTATTAGGACGAGCGGGCCCAATGGCTAGTTTGGCAGGTGCTCGTGGACTAATGACTGGCAGTGCTGTCAGAGGTGCTTTTGCAGGTCAATTCGGACGAACTATGCAAGGAGCTGCAATTGGCACAGCTGCTGGTGGACTCTATGGAGCAATGTCAGACGACACTTCTATTCTTGGCGGTATGGCGATGGGTGCTGGTCTTGGTGCCGGTGGTGCTCGTTATGGTGGTGCTGCTGTAAAAGGAATGGGTCGTGCTATAAAGTCTAATGCTGGTATAGGCGATATATTCCGAAGAGGTGCTAGTTCTGCTATGGGACAAATGCGTGGAGATGTAATGAAAGGCGCTCGCTTAATGTCTAATCAACCTCTTAATAAAATACGAGGTTTAGGTAGGCGTTAAGTAGTATATTTCCTGAAAAGCTTTATACTAGTCCATGAATGGCAATCAATTTAAATAATTGCGATCAGGCTTGTTTTGGTTGTATAAAGAAATATAAAGCTAAACACAATCCTGAAAAAGGTGAATCTTTCAAGGTCTTATGTAATGGAATCCCAAAGGATTTCGTACCTTTAAGTGTACTCGCTTCTTTAAGTTCAAAAGAACATTCCTCTGCCTTGTCAATGTTAGATCCAGTGGCTTGGGCTGCTGAGACTCTTGACTGGCATTGTTTCGATGCTGATGGAGAAATCTGGAAACGTAAGAATCCTGATGAGTATGATGACTGGGTTAAAGCTAATCCTGGCAAATCTCTTTTAGGTCATTCACGATACCATCGTCCTTATCAAGGTGAAATGTTACGATGTACTGCTAAACGTAAAGTAGCAAGAATAGGTCGTCAGGCTGGAAAGACTGACGCTCTAGTTATTAATGCTCTTTTCCATATGTTTACTAAGCCTGGTATTCCCGAAGGAGAAGGCTTTAAGATTATTGTTATCACTCCATATCAATCACAAATCGAAGTTATCTTTGCTCGTATTATGCAATTAATACAAGCATCTCCAGTTACACAAAATTCATTAAAGCGTAATGTAAAAGCTCCTATCTATACAATAGAACTAATGAATGGTTCTACTATTAGAGGTTTTACAGCTGGCACAAAATCAGGTGGGAATGCTGGTTCAGTTCGTGGTCAAACCGGTAACATGCTAATCTTTGACGAAGCAGACTATCTGTCTGCTGGAGACATTGATTCAGCTCTATCAATTGTAACAAACCATCCCAACGCTACTGTATGGATGTCCTCTACGCCGTCTGGTAAACGAGAAAGATTCTATCAGACATGCATGTCAAAGACATGGAAGGAATTTCACTATCCTTCTTCTGTTAACCCAATGTATTCTGAGCAACAAGATCAGTTGTTTAGAGAATCACTTACAGAGATTGGTTATAAGCATGAAGTCTTGGCTGAGTTTGGTGAACAGGAAGAAGGTGTCTTCCAGAATGCCTATGTCCAAGCAGCTAGACGACAGTATAAGTATGGTGATATTCCTCATCGTTCTTCTTGGACCTATACAGTAGGTGTAGATTGGAACGATACGGCTAATGGTACAACTATTGCTATTCTTGGATTAGATCCAACAAGAAATAAGTTTGTTCTTGTAGATAGACATATTGTAAGTAGAGAGGGGTGGACCCAACTTGCTGCCTGTGAAAAGATAGCTGAGGTAAATAGACTATGGAAACCTATTGCTATCTATCTTGATGCAGGATTTGGTGGTACTCAATTCGAAGTTCTAAAGAAGTTTGGGTATGACTCTTTAAGAAATCCAACAAAGGGACCAGCGCATCCAGACTCTAAATTGATTAATGTACTTAAACAGTATGATTTTGGATCTAAGGTAGAAACAAGAGATATCTTTACAGGTATGCCCTCAAATAAAGATGCTAAGCCATTCCTAGTAGAATCAACTATTCGTAGATTCGAGGCTCAGGATATTGAGATACCTGAAGCAGATACTGACTTAGAACAACAACTTCTAAGTTATGTTATTGATAGAATAACTCCAACAGGAAGACCTGTTTATAAAGCTTCATCAGATGAAATTGGAGATCACTTACTAGATGCAGTTATGTTGTCTATTGTAGCTTTCGTTCTTGAAGCTACCCCACTTGGTAAGCCACGCTTTGAAACAAATATTACCTTTGCTGGTCAGTTTGGTGAGAAGCTTGAAGCACCTACGGGCTCTGGAGATACAGTAATTAAACCTGATCTTCAAAGTATTCGAGAACGTCAAAAGAAAGATCGAGAAGCGGTGAATTCAAGAGCATTACCATCTGATAAATCTTCTCAGATGTCACTCTTCAAAAATAAAGGTGACTTACCAGCAAGTAATACAAAGAGAGATACATCTGTTGGAATCTGGAGCTGGGAAAACTTTTATAGAGATGGACCAAGACCAGAACCAAAGACTTTGGGTCAAGCTGAAAACGATGCAAGGAAAAGATTAGGACTTCAGCCCTTGCGTCTTGGTAAGCCTAGACGTAAGAATATATAATAATTGAGAGGTTAAGTATGCTAACTGTTTATTCTTCTCCAAATCCTGATGCAGATTATAGTTCTGATGCCAGCTACTCAAATCCACTCGCCTTTTCGGTTGATGGACAAACAGGTGCGGTTATTACAAGAAAACTATATCTTCGTAACGATGATGGAGCTATGTACTATACGGGTATTACCTTAACTCCTGTTGTTGACTCAGGACTTGATATTGTCTCTGGCGCTACAGAAGGTTTTACCTGGAAGCTAATTGCAGGTGATACAGAACCTACAGAGATTCAATGGGCATCTGTTGATCCTGCTGCACCAATATCCTTAGCTGATATTGGGTCTTCTGGAAATGGAGATACTGTAACCTATCTTCCTTTCTGGTTAAGAATTGAACTTCCAAGAGGAGTCGATGTACAGGTTTTTCAAGGTGCAAATCTTGAAATTTCTGCTGACGAAAATCTTGCCTAATGCCAAGACCTTTAGACCCAAAAAGTAAGAATATTCTGGAGTTTAGACCACAGATTAACTTTGTGGAGCCAGAAGTTCAGCCAGGTGTTATTGATCCAATAACTCCCGATCAACCTCAGCTAGAAGATGCATATGATGACGTTGAGGAATTGAGGAAGTTAGCAGATGCAGTTAACACTTTAGCTACTGCTTTACAGTCTAAGGTTGACGAAATTGCTGTTGATGTAAAGATGGCAGTTACGGACGATGACGATGTTGTCCAACAGGCAATGGAGCGTATGTTCCCTGATGATGATCCTACTATCCTAACTTATCAACAATACAAGCACTGTAAGGATCATATCCTCCAAGAGGGAATTAATATTGGCGATCAGCTGATCATTACACCAGACGAGATAGGTGCTTTTAAAGATGATGCAAAGAAAGCACTAGATAATGAGTCATCTAGATCAGTTACTCAAATGGGTGGATTTGGAACACCCGAAAATGCTGATGGTAGATTACGACCTGAATTACAAACAAGAGGGCAAGTAATTAAACCTTTGAAGTATAAAAAACTTAAAGCTAAGCTATTATGTATGTTGGCGAATATGATTTGGAAGAAATTCGTTAGGCCTGCATTTGGAATTAGTGTAGCTGGTGTTGGAGTACAACGCTTACTTCCAAAACGTCTTTGTAATCCAGGAAAAGGACTTGATGTGCCAGATATTGATAAATTAATCAAGAAGGGCGCAAAGGATTTTAAGAAGACAAAAGCAAAGGCTTCACAAAAACCACGTAAAGGAGCCACAGAGAAGTAATGGCCGTTCCAGAGACAGAGATAGTTGATTGTTTAACAATCATTAAGCACTTTGAACGGTGTGCTGTACACTCTAATACTCAAGAGGCTACAGCAGCTATGTTTACTCCATTACTATCTACTGCAAGATCACAATCTTCTTCTTTCTCTAAGCAATTAGTAAATGATAAAAATCTTAGTTCAAAAGTATCTGCGATCATGGCACCAAATACAGCTGGTGATCTTAGAAGTCAGGGGATTCCTGCGCCTATCGCTGATCTCAAAAATCTAGATAAAGGAAATGCAGAGTCTGATTCTATTCTAACTAGAATGAGACAACATATAAAGCCAGATCAAGGTGAAGTTAGAGGTAATGGTAAGTGGGTAAATGCCGAATCATTTGGCAATATCTTTAACAGTAAGTGTATCCCTTGTGGTGACAGACTAAATATGCTCGGTGAGCTTGACTGGAAGAAGATTAAAGGAGATATAAGCAACTACTTTAAGTACTGGAAGCAATGGCTTATTGCTCACCTGAACAACTTAAAGAACATGGCTCTTGCTCTTTTTGGTGGAGGCAAGTACATCGATATTTGTGCCTTTATTCAGTGGCTTAAACAATTCGTTTGTGTTCCAGATATAGCAAGGATTCTATCTGTACTAATGGCTCTATTGGGTTTCATTAACTTTGATATTAATGGGATCTTCGATCTAATTCTTCAGTTAGCAGCACCATTACTACAACCTATACTCAGTAACTTCGTTAATCTATTACAACAGTATATACTTCTAATTATTAAACCTATCGAATGTATCATTGAGTCTCTACAAGCTATTCTTGCTAAGCTCGATTACAATGTTCTTTTTCAGAATGTTGAGACTCTTGATAAGCATCTTTCCTTTGGTCGAAAGAGTGGAGAAAAGACTGGAACTACTGGTCAGAACATAAACAAAGCTAAAGAGGTTATGGGATATGTTCCTGTTGTTGGTGTTCCCTTGAGGGCAATACCTCCAGTAGAAGTTGATCTACATTCTGGTCCTCGTGCCTTTGAAGCAGATGTAAACTTATTGGGTCCTATTGGCTCTGCTATTAAACAGAAGAACCAAGAGGATCAACAAAACCTAGATAAGGCTGCTTCAGAGCTACGAGCTATAGAAGCTGCAGCATCTGATGTTAATGCTGCTGATCGTTCAGCAGTTGCTAGTTATAACGCACAACTAAAGAAAGCAAGAGAGAATTACAAGAATGCACAGGATGAAAAGAGTCTCTCTGAAATTGGAGAAATTAATAAGTCTCTTGGTTCAGCTCTTACTGGTATTCGAAGTTTCGTTCAAATGATCGTAGGATATCTCAGAGAAGGAGCTCAGAGAGTTGAAGCTTTCTTTAAGTCAATCTTTGATGAGCTCAAAAAGATTATGGGTGAATTCTTTGGCGGTGGTGGTTCAATGGTACAACTACTCGCAGAGAAGATGGCAATTATTCAAGTAGTTGCTATTGTCGCCCAACTTATAGGTCTATTAACAAATCTAAAGAACTGCAATACGGAAGAAGAAAAAACAAAGGTCATGAGAAGCTTTGGTACCAAACAAATGGACATGAAGATCTGGCAAGATAGTGAAGGTGGCTTCCATATAGAGACAGATCCAGAGGTAATCAAAAGATCAGTAGATAAGACAGTAGCTATTCTAGGTAAGAAACCAAAAGATACAGGAACTCCTACTTTGTCAGCTACTCAAGATAAGGGTACTGGGGCAACAGATTTAACCTCTAGGCAGAAGCTTGAGTCTCTGATAGAATTTACTGGTAACCCAGTTCTAGATACAGAGATAGCTAGAGTAACAGAAGCATTAACGACACCGGTTAATCTGGTATTTAAGTGTCCCCTACAGACTTCTGTTAAGGATGCAGAGCAGATAAATACTTGGATTAAGCAATTGCAGACTGAGGGATAACCGTGAAAATATTTGGATTCGATATTCAGCGAGCTAAAAAAGAACAACCTGTTGAACAGATTGTCGTTCAGGACGAAGTCCCAGATATTAAGGCTGTTATACCTGATACAAAGAAACCTGCTCTCTTGCCAAGGATCAAAGATCCAACACTCGATTATAATGATACACGCTACTTAGGTAGAGGTGCTTTCCAGTCAGCCGAATACGATCTTGCTGAAATAGGTAAGATCGAAGATACAGATTCATATGTTCGTCAGGCATTTGATAAGAAAGTCGCCTTGATGTTAAAGGAAGGTTATGACTTTACTGGACCTAACCTTAGAACAATTAAATACATCAAAGCTCGATTCGCTCAAATAGCAGCAGCCTCAAAAATATCTACTAATCAACTAGTTCGCGATATTGGTTCTGCTTTAGTTCGTAAGTCTAATTGTTTCTTGATCAAAGCTAGAGACGTAAAGTCTTCTGGTGGAGCTATTAGAAAAGAAAATGGTAAGGGTGGTAAAACTCTAAAACCTGTTGCTGGCTATTTCGTTGCTGCAGCTGAAACAATGGAGTACGAACTTACTAGTGGGTATATTTCAGCTTGGCGTCAAATGATGCCTAATGGATCTGAACAGACCTATGATGTTTCTGATGTTATTCACATTGCCTATGATCGTAAAGAAGGTTTCGTATTTGGTACGCCAGTTCTTACTCCTGTAATCGATGATATTCGTGCTCTCCGTAAGATTGAAGAGAATATTGAATTACTGGTCTATCAGCATCTCTTTCCTCTCTTCCAATATATAGTAGGTACACCAGAGGCTCCTGCTGGATATACAGAGGATGGTCAAAGAGAAATCGACGTAGTTCGTAGAGAGATTCAGTATATGCCATCTGAAGGTGGTATTGTTACTCCTGAGCGTCATAAGATCGAAGCTATTGGTGCAGAGGGTAGAGCTCTCAGAGCAGAAGGATATCTAGAGCATTTCAAGAAGCGTGTATTTGCTGGTCTTGGAGTTTCAGCTGTTGATATGGGTGAAGGCGAGACAGCCAATAGAGCGACGGCTGATAACATGTCTCGTAATATGGTTGATTCGGTTAAAGATCTACAACAAGTTGTTTCTGATGCCATTAATGAATTCATTATCAAAGAACTTCTACTAGAGTCTACTTTTGGACCAGATGTTCTTGATGAAGAGAATATGGTTAGATTGGTCTTTAGGGAAATTGATACCGAAGCCAAGATTAAGAAGCAAAGCCATGCTGCTGATCTATTCGCAAAAGATATTATTACTCATGATGAAGCACGAAAAGAACTTGGTCTAGAACCTCTTCGCTTGCCCTCATTTGAAGATGTTCAAAATGGTACTGATGGTGCAGAACAGTATCCCGAATGGAATCGTATGAGATGGAAGTTATTTGCTGAACCACAATTATTGATCTCTGCAAGCGATGAACCTTTCAGCCCAGCTTCTATTGCTGCCGCTAAGAATCCTGCAACTGCTGTTGCTCCAGAAGATATCGATGAAGCAGGAGATAAACAGAACGAACAAGAAATGGAACTTGAGAAGGAAAAGACTAAAGCTAAGATTGCTGTAGCTAAAGCTAAACCTCGTCCTGTTGTGCGCAATATGACAGACGGTTATCTATCTAATACCTTTAATCAAGTAAAAGAAGATACAGTAAGCCGTATTACTCAAAGAGAGCAAATTGATCAAGACTGGATTGCTACACTTATTAGAACTCAGATGTCTACCACCATTCAACGTTTGATTGGTGATCAGATGATTGCCTTTAGATCTGAGCTAGCTAAGTATGTCTCTCCTAGTTCTGAAGATTTTATGATGAAGTCTTCTAGAGCCCGCAGCATGTTTTCTGATCGAGCAGAGTACTATATCAATCGATTAACAAATGCTGTTATTACTACTCTTCGTAGAAGACTAACAGACTCAATGTCACTAGATGAGATAGCTCGTGAAGTTCGAGCCATCTTTGATTCTATGTCATACAGAACTGATTTCATCGAAGATGTTGAAATTAGAAAGGCAATGATGTATGGTAAGGCTATTGGCATTAAGGGTAAGAAGAACGCGTACTTAATCAGTAAAACAGATGAGAAATCAAAATGTACTATTTGTAGAGATGCTTCTCAAACAGCAGTTGATATGTCTGTAATGACCTTGGACGATGTTGCACCACATCACGCTAATTGCGCTTGTGATATATCAGTGATATCATTAGGCGATTCAGGTAGCGATCTTGAGGAAAATCAGGATGGTGTTAAACTTGAATCGTGTGTATTGCAAGTCAAGAAGAGTCTGAGGCAGAAACATCCAGACTGGTCAGAGGATCGTATTAAGTCCTCGGCTTTTGCTATTTGTAATGCATCTCTAAAGAAGGGGTAAAATGGGTAGCTTAAAAATATTTGACACAGTACAATTTACTCTCTTGGACTCTAATTTAATGAGGGTCAAAGATGATTATGCTGGTGCTTTTAAGCCAGCACCCGAAGGCCAACTCCATCCATCAGGGATGGGTATGATGCCAGGATTACCAGGACAGCAAATGGTTCAGCAGCAAGCTGCTCCTCAAGCTGGATTGATGGTTAGAATCGCTGCAACACACTCAGGCCTAATTACTCGAAACAATGGATTCTATCTACCAGATAAAATGAAGAAAGGTGCATCTTCTTTTACAGATAACTATCCAAAGCCTGTTCTCCTGCACCACAACGACCATTCCGATAATATCGGACGTATTATAGCTGCTACTTATAGAGATACCTCTGGATCAGTAGTTGATCTATATAAAGATATGGTTGTTAAAGATCGTAGAGGTAACGAAAAGGGAAAGATAACAGAACAGCTAATCAAAGATTTTACCTCAGGCAAGATGCCTATGGGTATGCAGGTAGATGTAGTAACAAGCATACTCAAGGATTCAATTCTAGAAGATAAGTCATATGATGGTCTTGGTTATATTGAACTAGTTGCTAATATTACAGATCCAGAAGCTATTCAAAAGCTTCTAGATGGTAGATATCTAACTGGTTCAGTAGGTGCTACAACTAATGCTGCTATTTGTTCTATCTGCAGAACAGACTGGACAGATACAGGTCAGTGTGAGCATAGGCCAGGTGGGATCTATGACGGTGCGAAGTGTTTCGTTATTGCAGGCGATCTAACTTATGATGAATATTCATTCGTTAATGTACCTGCTGATAGACACTCAAAAGTTTTAGAGTTAAACTACAATGGAATTCAGGACAATGTAAAGACTGAAAAGCAGTTTTCAGGTCGACTTACAGAAGCAAGACTTGGATTCCCTCAGTATGAATTACCTATTAAGGAGGAAAACTCAATGAAGATTGAGGACGCCAAAAAGAATGAAGAAGGCGTAAAAGTTCAAGACTCAACGGTCGTACCGAGTGAGCAACCTGCAGTCAAGACTGAAGAAGTTGTTACAACAACTGCTCCAGCTTCTGATGCTCCGGTAGCTGATTCAAAGACTGAGGAAACAAAGGTCGAAGAAACTGTTACGACTACTGAAAACAAAACAGAAGATGCTAAGACAGAGGAAACAAAGACTGAAGAAGTCAAAACAGAAGAGGTTAAAACTGAAGATGCTAAAGTCACTACAGAACCTCCTGTTACCACAGAACCTGTCGTAGACGAGAAGAAGGTCTTAGCTGATAAGATCTCTGCTCTCGAAGGAACGATTGAAGAGCTAAAGGGAAGATTAGAAGCACAACGTAAAGAATACGCTGCGCTATCTAAAGATTTTGATGCTCTTCAAGATAGTGTAGTTAAGGCAAAGTTAGACACAAGAAAGGTAAAGGAATCTCACTTACAAACATTGAGAGTGCTGCGTGATCATGAGGTCAAAGCCCAAGATCTCTCCACCCTAGAAGATTCAGTTCTGGATATGGAAATCACACAAACACTTAAGAATGTTGACATAGTTAAGATTGCTGATAAGCTTGGGGATGGTATGTCTCGGATACCTAGCGGAGAAGTTCACTCTCCAAATGTTAGTCCCGTGACCGCCGTTGAAACCCAGAAGAGCGTAGATGCAGCCGAACTTACTAGAATTCATGAACAGTTTTTAACGATCAGAATGAGTAAGGGACAGACTGCAGCCGAAGCCTTTCTAACAGATATGAGAAAGAAAGGAAAGCTTCCCCAAGATAATTAATTCAAGGAGAACTTTTTAAGGAGGAAGTAACTAATGGCTTTTGATAGTCTTGGACGTTACGTGCCAAATCATAAGGGCTGGGATCATGTAGGTAATATCCTTCCAGTGGTAGAACACTCGGAAGGCGTTCGCCCTCATGGTGAATTCAAGCCCGCTGCTTGGCTTCCCGTTCAGTTTTTTGATAAGTACTATGAGGTTTACTATGTTGTCACTCCTGGCAAGATTCTTGCCGCTGACAACCAAGGCCGCATAGTTCCAGCTCAGTATGGTCTGACTGGTGCAACTATCACTTACACTGAGCGAGATGTCGAAGCTGGTGTCATTGACGTTCGTACTGGATCACCCCTAGTTTTGGGTGACGAAGGTACGTTCGCCGTCTCAGGTGTAACCGATTTTATGGGTACCGGTGAGACTATGGTGGTAAGTAAACCACTAGGTGTAGCTCCTTACGGATTCTTCCAATGGGCAGGGGATGGCTCTTCACTCGATGACGGCTTCACTCCCGCTGGTTTCCGTGAGCACAACCATAATTTACAGCATAGAGTAGCTCTCTTGTGCGACTATGTACTAGAAGTACCTCTGGTTCCCGCTAGCGTATCGCTAGAGGCCCTAGAGAATGATAGTTTCTCAGGTTCTACACTTGTGCTAGGTCCCGTCAACAACCTCCCGGTTGCTGCTGCGACCCTCCGTACTCCAATAACATTTGCGAATCACACCTTGACCGACGCGGCTACACGCTTTGTTCGTCAAGTTGCTTCAGCAGCTGATATTGCGGGTGCTGGTGATTGGGCAATCGATCTAACTACTGGTATGGTTAGCGTATATGCCTCTTCAGACCCAGGTGGTGGCGCTACTGCGTATAAGATTTCTTACGCGCACTATGCCTCAGCTCCTTCGTCTGTTTCTAAGTTTGCCTGCGCTGTGGGTAACCTCAAGGCTGGCGACTTCGTGAAATGTGATGCGAACTCTAACTTCGTGAAGGCAACTTCTGAAGACTTTAAGGATATTATGGGTCAAGTCCTAGAAGTAGAGAACGTCTTGGATAAGGACGCTCTTGGTAAGGTTCGTACCGCCTATGATGGTCTTGGTAGTGATGCCTCTGGTTCACTTCCCGCCTATGCTGGTCAAATGGACCAGATGCCGGGTTCAGCGAACGGTGGTGTACCTGATAAGGTCCATTATGCAGGCGCTGCTAATCTAGTAGTTAGAATTAATCTCGTGTCGAGATAATAGGAGGTAACCGTACAATGGCGCTAGAAATTAAAGATGCCAAACAGTTCGAGTATCTTTGGAAATCCAATGGTAAGCTCGATAATGGCGAGAGAGTAAAACTTGAGGACGCCCTATCGGTTCCGAATGCTCCTATGCTCATGCCGAAGGTTATTAGTAACATCGTTAAGGAAGCTGCAGAGCCCCTTCTCGTTGGTACTAGTTTGCTCCAGAGAATTAACTATTCTTATGGACAGACAATATCCTTCCCATCAGTAGGTGCCTTGCAAGCCGCAGATATTGCGGAAGGCATGGAATACCCAGAGCGTAGCTTGCAGATGGGTGGTGCGACTGTTACAGCGAACATCGGTAAGGTAGGTCTTGCCGTGAAGGTGACGGATGAAATGATCCGTTACTCTCAGTTCGATGTAATCGGTATGCATCTCCGTGCTGCTGGTCGTGCATTGGCCCGTCATAAGGAAGTAAAGATTTTTAATCATATTCGCTCCTTAGGCGTTCCGGTGTTTGATAACTTAGCTCCTACCAAGTCACTTAACGGTGTTACTACAGGTAGAAATCTTGCAGGTGGCGGAAATGGTTCTGTAACCATGGACGACCTGTTTGATTGCTATGCTCAGGTTATTACTCAGGGCTTCTTCCCTGATACCTTGCTTATGCACCCCCTTACTTGGACAATGTTCGTCAAGGATGCAACCTTGCGTTCGTTTGTTCTTGCTAATGGTGGTGGATCGTTCTTTGCCTCTTGGTCAGGCAATCCCGCTGGTCGTGCACCGTGGGATGCGTCGAGCCAAGGTGGTCTAGGCGTGTCTGGTGGTCAGAACATCCTTCCTGGGCAAACTGCCACAGGTGGGACTTCACCCCATGGTCAAGAGGCGACCCCTCTTGCTGGGTTCCCCCAGACTTTGAACAGTGCTCCGAATCTACCCGGCTACTTTAATGTACCGTTTAGAATCATCGTATCACCGTTCGTGCCTTACGATCCGCGTCGTAAGCTCACTGATATCTATATGTTTGATTCTCGTGAGTTAGGCGTTCTCATCGTTGATGAAGACGTTATGACTGAAGAGTTCAATGATCCTCGGGTTGATATCCGTAAGATCAAGCTCCGCGAGCGTTATGCTATCGGTATCTTGAATGAGGGTAAGGCTGTTGCTACCATGAAGAACGTGCATGTTGTGCCCAATGAGATTGTGTTGCCCGCCGTCGCTAATATCGACGTGGCTTCTAGCTCACTTGGTCCTATTAGCCCAACTGCTAATGTTCTCTAATAGCTAACCTAAGTAAGAATCATTAAACTAGAGGGGAGCTTTGCTCCCCTCTTTTTTTATCAGGAGATTAAAATGAAAATAACATTGAACGCAGACAAATGTCCTTTCTATTCAGTAGGTAAAGTCTTTGCTCTTAATTTCGAGAGCCCTGGGCCTGTTGATATAGACTATACACAACTGACTCCACAAGAGCAGATGCAGGTAACTTATGGGATTAAGAGTGGCTCGCTAATTGCTGATGAAACTCCAACCCAGACGAAAGTTACATACTCTACTCCAAATGAAGTACCAGTTAAAGCTATTGAACTGACACCACATCCAGATATAGAGGAATATATGGCAGCTGAAATAGCTGAATTAAATGTTCTATTAGTAGGTACTGTATCTACTGTAAAGAAGAAGATCGGTAATATTAGATCAGTCCGACATCTTAAACTTCTCGCTCGTCTCGAAGAAAAAGGATCTAGAAGACCTGGTGTTCTTAAAGTAATTCAAGAACTACTAGATAAGCATACTAAGGCCGTAACTGATCTTACGGGTACAGAAGATATTCTCCAAGCTACTATGGACAATACACATTCTAAGATTACTGAAGGCACAAGAGGCATGGTAAACTTGGCTAATCTTACAGATGTAGTAGAATCAGATGTAGAGAGGATTGTTCTAAATCCCATAAACGAGGAATAATATGTCTGATCTTTTAGACCTGATTGTTGATACATTTCCGGCAAATAACGATACAGGAGTTCCACTTAGAACTTCTATTAGTCTAACACTAAGCGGGCTTAATTATAATGAAGCTAGTCTTAAGGAAGGCTTCTTTGTTGAAGGTCCTGACACAGATCAATTTGTTGGTCCAGGTCTAATAGAATTAACTAGTCCAGATAATATTTCTCAGGGATCGTTGGATGATTTTCTACAGTCACCAGGCTATACAGGTATAGTAACTGGTGATGTAACAGTTACAGGAGTAGCTGGTAATACTCTAATTACGTTTACATCGGCACATCCACTTGTACCAGAGCTTACTTATGTAGTGAATCTATCTGATGTTCTCGATGCTGGAAGTGTAGCTATTGATGGTTTCGTTTCTTTCTCATTTGAGACTGGAAGTGGGTCTATTGAGACTATACCAAGTACAGTATCAACATCTGTTCTTTCATCTTCTGTAATAGAATCAACTGCACCAACCGATACACTAAAAATTCTTTCGATTACACCAGGAAATAGAAGTATACAGAATCCTACGACACTAGATGAAATTATCATTACCTTTAATAAGGATATCGATCCTTTGTCTGTTGATGTAGATTCATTTGGACTTAGCACTCTACCTGCAACTGATCATCCCAATGCAACAGTTAGTGGAGTTAGAGAACTAACTAAAACAATTGAGGTTTCTGGTAACCTAATAAAGCTAAAAATATAAGGAGTTACTATGCCTCCTAGTTCAACTAGACAACATGGGCAAGCTTGTAGAATCTATAAGAACAGCGATGGGAAGGTAATTGCGATAGATTCCATTGCTGTTACTACTGATAAATCACAGATCTCTATTAACAAGTTTGTCGTCTCTGTCAACTCTGTTGATGTCCATAGAACCCTTCTGCACTTGACAGTAGGAGGAAGTAGAATAGTATCCTCGATACAAATGATAGGAGATTACTCTTCTCTAGAAGAGAATGCGGGTAACTATCTGATTCTTAAGTGGGATGCTTCATCTT